TTCTTCACATAACAATTTTAGGTATCTATCTCTTTCATCTACGTTAACGATACCTTTTACATTAAAGTTACGAGTTCCATAACTTACTCTACTATTAGTAGATATATTCTTCATATAACGAATTGTAACCTCGTGTGTGACCTTCTCTTGCACTATCCCTTGTCTGTATGTGCTATTAGCATTTGTAGGCTTAATATTGGCGTAAATGAATGTGACTGGAGAATAAGATTGTGAAAGACCACCACCTGCATCACGAGTATTAGTAGCGTTTTCTACCTTTACCCTATATCGCATCTTGCCGATACTATTTGCCATTTTATCCCAACGCCATTAACGAAGATGAGCCTAATCCTTTATGTACAACATAAGGTGAGTATAAAGACCTTAACATTGGTGGATAAGGTAACTTAGCATCATACATATCTCCTCTGTGTTCATAAAGAAAAGCTATGTGTTGTAGTATTCCTAGTCTTAGTGGTTCAGGAATACTGTATTGAGATGTATAACCTGCTATGTATTTTACTTCTATAGCATTGGCTACTCTAAGTGCTGTAGGAAAGGTGCTACCTGTTCTTAAAACTATTCTTGCTGGTTCTCTAGCATTGTCTACATAGTATTCAGTAGATGCCATTGTTGTAGCTGTATCTGAATCATCATAAGTTTTGACATGGGTAACAGAAGCTACTGGTGAACGTGGTAAGACTACATAGTTTTTATAATAGTTAAGGTATGGACCAGTTCTCATACCTTCCCATAAAGGGTCATCAATGTCTTGGAAAGCATCTAGGTAAAGTATTAATGTTTGAGTCATCAAAGCTCTACCAGTGTGTTCTTCACAGAACCTTCTAGCTGTTTCTATGAAAGGTCTTATGATTCTTTCATCAGTAGAATCATCTACTCGTAAGTATTCTTTAACTTCTTGTAATGTGACTGGCTCTTGGGTTGGTTCTACGCTTACTTTTAATCCTGCCATTAGATAAATGCTCCTATAATTTGTGAAGCAATAATCAGAGCATATAAACCCCAAATTTGTTGCTCCATACGAACAAATCTTTTAGAGCCTGATTCCATACGCCTTTCTATGTTTTCATAGCGTAAAGAACATATTTGCTCATGTAGTTCCAACTTACTTAAATCAGTTGGGTTTGTTGTCTCCACTTTCGGCATCTTCATCACTTGCTTCCATTTCTTCAGGCAAATTGTTTTTTAACTCTGCCATAAAATAATTAATGAGTACATCTGCTTTTTCTATTTCAAATTGAGCATTTGTAACCATGTCATTCTTTTGTTTTTGAATGATGGCTAGTTTGTTATAAATTACTTTACCTTCATCAGACATATCGTCTATTAGGTATTTCTTTTCAACATCTTTGTCATCTACCTTTTCAGTAAGTGTTAAAACCTTTGGTTCTTCGTTTACTGTGTTGTCATTAGCTTCTGCCATAATTAATTCTCCTAATTAAAAGTATTAGTCTATCACTATCCTTCTAATGTTTCTATTCTAGTTTTTAAATCGTCTATTATTGTTTGTTGTTCTTGTATAGCTTTGGTTAAAGTAGGTACTATTTCTTGGTATCTTATTGCCCAGCCATCGTCATCATAATTTTCAGGTTTGTGTACAAACTCACTATGGTCTTCATATATTTCTTGAGCAACCATACCAACTGTTCTACCTTTTTCTTTTTTCCAATCCTCATCAATCCAATCAAACTTTTTAACATGACCAGCTAAAGAAACAATTTTGTTTAAACATTCATTTGTTTCTACGCTACCAAAGTTTTCTTTAGATTTTGCATCTGAAACAGTTACACTAATTAATCCTTGACCAATATAAGATGCATTACTTCCTGAACTTGTTGAAGCATTTGTTAATTGTGAGTTGCCTTGTAATGCAGTTATATAATAGCCTTGAGCCCAAGCAGAACCTGCAACAGTAAGCGTTTGTGCAGGTGTAGCAGTTCCAATTCCAAATCTTGTATTAGTTATATCCCAAGCACCTATAACTGATGCAGAGTTAGTATCAGTTCCTGACATGAATCTACAAAAATCTGTACTAGCATTATTATAGTTATCAATGTGTATTGCTTTTGAGCCATTTGTTGCAGACTGAAGAACTAAATGACCACCCTCTTGAGCACCTGCTGATGCAACTGCACCTATATTTAGAGCTGATTCACTAGCAACTGTAGTTGTGTTTATAGCAACCAACCCAGCACTAGTAATACGCATGGATTCAGACCAAGTAAGACCTGCACCTGCTCCTGATGAATTTACTGCTGTAGAATGAGACCAAATATGTTCTTGTCCTGATTGAACATAACGAGAAGCACCACCATTTCCAATAAATTTTTCACCTGAATTATAGTAGTAATTTTGACTTAAATTAGTACCTGCATTGTAAGCTGATAATAATGCACCTGCTTGTAAAAATAATCCACCAGTAGAGCCGTTTGGCCAATAAAGAGGTGATGGTGATGAGTTTCCAATTCCAACGTTGCCATTTGGTAATATTGAAAAGGGTTGACTAGAATTGGTTTGATTATATATGGCAAAAGTGTCATTTGTTTGACAGTTAATGTCCCAATCCTGAGCATCATTTTTTAATCTTAAAGAGGCACTAGAGTCAGTTCCTGCTTGTATAATTATACTTTTGTTGCCTGATGGATTACTGGTTCCAATTTCAACGTTGCCTGAAGAATTAATCCTAGCAACCTCACTATCTGCCATATCAAAAATAGTAGCTGTTTGACTGTTTAATCTTAAATTACCATTTGAGCCTGTAATATCAGCAGAAGCTCCAAAGCCTGTATCTGTTAAAGTTATAATTGGGTCATTAGCAGCAGATAAATGTAATAGTGTTGAAGGATTATCAGTTCCAATTCCAAGCGATTCAGCACTTGCATCCCAAAAGAACTTAGCAGTTGAGCCTGTATCTTCGTAGAAGGATATGTCTCCTGTATCTCTATCAATACCTAATCTTGTTCTAACTGTACCTGAAGCACCTGATTGAATTAAAAAATCATTTGCACTACCATCAAGTTTTAACCTAAACCCATTAGTGGCTGCATCTCCAAAGTTTGCACCTTCAGAACCAGCGTTTGTCTCAATTAAATCAACTGCTGCACTATCAGTATTGTTTTGTGAGCCACCTCGTTCAAGCGTTAATTTTGCAATAGCACCTAGTTCTTCAATACGAGCATTACCATCTACAGTCAAACCATCCATTGTGGCTGTACCTGTTACGTCAATGCCAGTAGAATTAATAGTCATTCTATTAGTTCCACCAGTAGTAAAGTTTAGAGTATCAGCACCACTAGTAAACATTCCTGTATTTGTATCATCTTCAAAAGAATAAGTTGGATTGCCTTCTGAAGAAACAGCAAGTCTGATTCTAGCACCTGCATTTCCTGTGTTGTTGCTTTGTATAATATTACTTGAAAAAGTTGCTTGTCCTATAGCTGTGCCTACTGGTGCTGTTATAGCTCCACTTGAAGTCAATCCTGTAAGAGTACCAACACTTGTAATATTAGGTTGCGATGCTGTTGATAAAGTAGCTGCTAAAGTACCTGTAACAGTGACCCCTGCACTGCTTGTGGCTAGTTTAGGGCTATTATCGTGATAAAGAGTTACTGCACCATCAGATGCACAAACTATGCTTTCTTCGTTAAGTTTTGCTTGTATGTGTACTGAACCATTGGTATCACCTAAATAGATATTACCTGTGGAATTGCTTATATAAGAATTAGAACCATCATGATAGATTTCTAAGTCACCACCAGTACCTATCTTTATCTTATCGTTGTCACCCATAACAAGATGTGTGGCTAAAGTAACTACACCTGTGACACCTAAAGTTCCTGATATTGCAATGTTAGTGTCTAGCTTCGCACTAGTGATTGCTCCATCTACTATTAACTCTGTTGGTACTAATGTATATGCCATGTTATCCCTCTAGGCTATTGTTAAACTTGTTGGGCAGTTTGCTGCTCCATATCCCTTTATTCTAAAATGAAAATTTCCTTGATATTCACCCTGTATTGTAATTACTGCTGTCCATACATTTGAACCTGTAGTTTTTGTAAGAGAAGTTGTCATTCTATCTGTACCACCTACAGCAAACTCATGATTGGATACACGACTATTAATTCTTTGATTAGCACCTTCACTCATGCAAGTATAAAAATGTCTAGATTGCCAAAAATCACCACCATTATTATATTTATGTCCTGAAGTTTCCATTTCTATAGAACAAGCTCTTAAATGACTTGTTTCAAAGACTAGGGTAGCTGTTTTTGTGGACACTCCTGCACTTCCTATTAATTGACCAACAACATAAGTTTCATTATTTTGCATAAAAACTTGTGTACTACTATCACCAGTTCCAGACAAGTTAAATTTAGCATCATGATTATTATTTATTGTGCCTATTTTTATCCTGCCTACATTATCAATACGCATTCTTTCTGTGCCATTAGTAGAAAATACCATGGGTGCATTTGTTTCCTGATTTATAAAAACAGCATTAGCATCACCATGACCCTCACTATGTTTTCCAATAAAAAATCCTGTTGCTGAACTACCAGCAGAAAAACGAAGTGATGCTATAGAGCCATTTGCTGTTGAACTATTTTTAATTAAAAAAGAAGGACTAAAATCTGTTTGTGTACTTAATAGGTGTAATGGATTAGAAGGACTACTAGTTCCAATTCCAACACCAGTAGATGTAATATTTAAAGCTGAACTTGTAAGAATACTGTTAGCATCATTAGAATTGTTTAATCCTAA